TAGAATCTTCAGGTAGAGCTACTGCTGGTGATGCTTCTTTAGGAACATTACTTGGTGATATGAATGGTTTAACTCAAACTATTACTTTCAAATCTGCGTCAGGTGCTTACTTGATGAATGGATCTTTAGTTGGTACTACAATCGCAATATTGTAATCTATTTCCTTCAGGTCTTATGACCTTCTATATAAAACCCACGACAGAGATATTGTGGGTTTTTTTATTTAATACCAATTTTTATTAACTCATCAATTACCTCATCAATGGTGTTATAGTAAAAATCATCCAACAAATAGATCTTACCCTTCTTACCTTCCATCTGTTTAAAAGTTATTTCATATTGGAATCTCTCTATCACATTATCAATATGTGGAACACTCTTTTTAGTAAAAAGGCAGTTACCACTCTTTAGATCATAAGAAACATACCATCTGGTAAATAATTCATCAAAATATTGGTCGTAATTCATATTATAAAGATAGTAAATAAAACAAATATAACAAAAAAATATTTATCTACGATGATAACAATACCGAATTATACGACAAGTTTAACTCCGTTTACATTAACGGAGAAGACGACATTTCCTTTATCGGCAACTACCTATATCCTTGAGTTGTATTCAAACCAACTTCACGATAATACTCTTTTGTTTTTAACAGGAGAGACATCACCGAATATAGATAGATGGAACTGGTTTCCAATCAATTTAACACCGTATAACTTAGTTGCAGGAACTTATGATTATAAGTGTTGGCAAACAACGGGAAATACTCTCTCACTGTCTGCATTAACAACTAACGATGTTGTGGAGAGTGGTATGGCAACATTAACAGGATCAGGAACAACAACACCAACAACTTATGTTGCAACCGGTCAAACTCAATATGTATTTGAATAATTATGAAAGCAGAAAAAAATATACAAGAAGAAGAACAAATTAAAGGAGTATCAGCAAAGGTATTCACTTTTAACGAGGCTTATCAAGCTCCGATCTATACTTTTCAAAAGAAAGGTGATTATCACTTCCTTTCATTTGGGTCTGATAACTTATATCCATTACTATTGTTGAATTTATACAATAACTATGGATCTCCACTTCATAGGGCAATTGTGAACAAGAAAACAAAAATGATTGCTGGTTTTGGATACAAAGATATTGTAGATGAAAACTTAAAAGAATGGGCAAAAAAAAATAACCTTGAAAGATTATTATTGTATTTGGCAAAAGATTTTATGATCTATGGGGGATTTTGTATTGAAATCATTTGGAATCGTGAGGGGACTTCTTTTGATATTAAACACCTACCTATTCACACCCTTCGTATTGGATTAAAAGAAAATGATGACGAAGAAGATTATTATTGGTACAGTAAGGATTGGGGTCAGTACAAAAAAGATGAATACAAACCTGAATACATCAGACAATTTGATCCTAATAATAGAACAGGCAGACAAGCATTATATTACATAGATCCAAACCCAAGTGGAACAGACCTATATCCAATTCCTGAGTACGCAACAGCACTTAATTTTATTGATTTGGATTACCAAGTAGGTGTGTATCACTTAAATCAAGTTAGACAAGGTTACCAACCTTCATACATACTAAATTTCTCCACAGGTATACCTTCAATGGATGAACAAAATCAGTTCTTTAGAAACTTTACATCTAACTTTATGGGAGCTCAGAACGCTGGTAAGATAATGATAACCTATTCTGATGGTGGAGATCAAAAACCTGAGATACTTCCTATACCTGATAATGGATCTGATGAGAGATTTATTATGTTACAGGGAATGGTTGAAAAACAAATCACTCAAGCACATGAATTCCCAATTCAATTGGTATCTGTTGTTCCTGGTTCATTAGGATCACAGGATGAAAGAAAAGAATTGATGGCTGAAGTTCAAACATACTTCATTGCAATCAAACAGAACCAAATGGAGGAAAGTATTAATGGAATATTAGAGACCATAGGATTTACAGAACCAATTATCTTTAACGATTATAGTATTGCTGATACAACAGGAGTTTTAACAAGAGGAGAAGAACCAATTCAAATCGCTGATAGTATTGTTGATACAGGAAACGCTAACATCCCATACGGGATTATGATGTAATACAAAATTAAATAAAAAATATTTAATATAAAAGATTATGAGTTTTACACCAATAGTTTATTTCATCTCTCAAGAATACCTTCTTGCTAACACCCCAATTGAGGATAATGTAGATTGGAATAAAATTTCACCCTATGTTATTCAAGCACAACAATTATATCTTCAACAATCAATTGGAGAAACAGGGTATAACGCATTGAGTGATGCTGTTAAAAACAATACATTGACTAACGATGAACAAACCTTTATGAGGAATTATGTTCAACCTTTAGTTACACAATATACTTTTTGGTTATGTCTTCCATTTATTAATTTTAAGGCAACCAATAAGGCATTATCAAAAGAAAGTTCTGAGTTCTCACAAGCCGCAGATCTTGATGAAATGAAGTTCTTAAGATCAAATGTAAAGGACGCGGCTGAGTTCTACCAAAGAAGAATGGTTAAGTGGTTGGCAGATCATCCTGGCACATTTACTTGGTATGATAATCCTGCGGCTTTAGATAACTTACCTAGAACTCTTCAATCTTATTTTGGTGGAGTATATATGGGATTTGGTTATGGAGGAACTTATTTTCCAACTTGGACTAATCCTTATGGGGCTACATCACCTTGTACTAGTTGTGGAACTGGATGGTCTAGTAGAGGTATATCATATTAAGTTAAAAAGAATGGATATGGTAAACGATTATACAATAGATGAGGTGTTATCTCACCCAAAACTTTCTGATGAGTTTAAGATCAAATTCTTTGAAGAACTATTTGGTTCAGAATTAGATGAAGAATCAGTAGAACATGCTTTCAAAGTTTGGCGTGGATCTAGTATTCCTTCGGCTAATGTCAGGAGAATTGTTTATAATGATGAATCAAAAGAAATGGTGATACAATTCCAAGATAAAAGTATCTACACATACTTTGAAGTACCATTTCAAACATTCTTAAATGTATCAGGAGGTGAGGCGACTTGCGTAACTGAAGGAGAAAATGAATTTGGTAGTTGGTTTGTGGGTAAGAACCCATCTGTAGGTAGTGCTGTTTGGAAATATTTAAGAGATTCTAATATAAAATACAAGCGTGGAGGTACACTTAAATGATATGGTATTTTTCTTTGGCTTTAAGATAAGCATTTCTTGCTTCTTCTTCAGTATCAAATAAACCTAAATATATCTTTTTACCATTTAATTGTATTTGAGGCTGCCATTTATTTGTTGCTTTATGCCAACCATATCCTTTAGCATTTCTATTTTGAGTTTGTATATTTCTATTACCTAATCTTAGATTACAAATACGGTTATCAGATCTATTTCTATTTTTGTGATCTAACTCATCAAAATCAACATTACCATAAATCATATACCAAGCAAAATGATGAACCTTTACCACAGATCCTTTTAATGAAATTATACAATAACCTTCGGTATCTTTAGATTTTAATTCTCTACCTTTAGAACCATATACTTTACCAATTTCAGGATCATAGGTAAAACCTTTGGATTTCAATAATTCACATTTTTCTAATCTAGTCATTTTTTCTAAGATAATTTCTTTTTTCTCTTAATCAAAGTTTTTACATAATACTCATCTTTAGTTACAAAATCATTATTAATTAATAATGTTATTTGTCTATGTGGAATTTCAGTAAAAAAATCTTTTATATCTGTTAAACTATAACATGGAATTGAAATAGTTAGATCATTATTATTTTTGATTAAATATTTAACTGGTCTTCTTAAATCAGCTTTCAATCTTAATACTAATGATTGTTTTATTCTTCGTAAATTTTCTCTTGGTAAACCAAGTTCTTTGAAGATAGTATCATAATCTTTTCCATCCAAAACATACTCAACAAATAATTTGGTATTCTTATTATATTTAGTTGCTTGAATTCTCTCTCTAATGATGTTTTTCAACCCTTCCTTATAGATTGTATGACTTTCATCTTTTTGTTCTGCCAGATCCCATTTAAGCTCAACTGTGGGGATTCTATCTTTTGATCTATGATGAGCTAAACAGAAATTTCTTAATATAAAAAATGTATAACCTTTTATTTCATTGAAATCATCTTTCAAAGTGCCATCTTCCATCTTTTCAACTATTTTAACCCAAGTATCCTGAACTATATCTTCTTTTAAATGATTAGGTATATAATTACATTCTTTAATTTTATAAACTAGTCCATTTAATTGTTTCTGTAATTCATTAACACTTTTCATATATAAAATATAATAAATAATATTTTTAATTAAATTTATTATTTTGAGGGTCAGGAAAAACAAGTCATACCCCCTACCCCCTAAAAGAGATATGACTTATAACCTAACCATTTATTTAGTGTGGCTGAAAGTTGTTACAAGTCGTAGAAGAACAGAGCAATCATTTAACAGGATTTGTAAGGTTATATCCCTCCTTTTAATGCTTACGCCCTCTGAACTTCTTTTAATAAATACTTATAAAAAATGGAAAGTTCAAGCAAACCTAAAAAAAATTTAAACTTTTTCAAACTACCCTATATTTATATATAAAAGAGTAGATGAGAAAAACTATTATTGCCTACCTCCTGACTTGCATAGAAGAGCTTACAGACGATAAAGAACTAGGGTTGGAGATCTTATCCCTCGAAGATGTAATCTTTGCTGAGTTAGAAAAGAATTCTGATGATTTATTGAATGTATTATTTATTTTTATAATAATAACTGAACATGGTTACTTTGATGAAGAACAATTAGGTTTTGAAACAAGAAACCTATATAACGAAATTAAATACTTCTTTGATGAATATACGGAAAGTACTTGAAGAAATAGCAACTGAGGGTTCTATTTATGATGAGGTACTAAACAATGTTCTACATCCACACCTACACTTAAAACCTGAATTGATATCTGAACTAGCCATATCTTTTTTAGAGAACGAGACAAAGGTAAATGAGGTAATCAAAGCAAACTATTTTCTGTACTATTTCATCAGGGCTTGTAAAAATAATATTGCTTCCAACACCAGTCCATTTCATAAGAATGTAAGAATTAAAGACAACATGTTTATAGACAATATGGATATGGAAGATTTGACCGACATTGAATTAAAAATGGAGAAAGAGGAAAAGTATAAGCTCATAGATAGAAACTACACCAAGATCCCTAAAACAATGTTTCAGGACATCCTATGGACACAATATTTTACAGAAGGAAAAACCCATAGGGAGATAGCCAAAGAACTTCATATCAGTCATTGTTTATCATGGCATGAGATTAGAAAAATTAAAGAAGAATTAATAAAAAAGATTAAATCTGATTTGATTCAATAAAACTAATTACCTATCTTTATGTATAACATTTAAACAACAAGATATGTGTAATTTAACAGACAACTTTTATGAGGATTTATTTCTTGACCTCCAATACCAAGAATACATTTACAGAAAACAACAAGAGATAAACCAACAATACGATGAGGTTTTCTCTATTGAACAAAAGGCTTACGACATTCAAGCCGAACAATACTTCAAAGACCTTGAAGAATACAATCAATCACTTTTATTAAAAACAATTTAAAAAAAAAGAAAATGGCTTACGGAAAATCAAGAGAAGAGCAAGAAATTATTGCAAGACAATCACAATTAAAATTAGTGTTAGATTGGGCTACCACTTGTAATAAGTGTTTAACGCTTAAAGAGTTAGTTGGAATTACTAATGTAATGGCAGAGTATGTTGTTGATGGATATAAGAAATCTATTGGCGATAGATTGGATACAATTGAAGATCATTTAGATAATAAAGGGTTTCCAACAGAAGAGTAATCATTATATTTATAGTGATTGGCATCATTAGGGAGGGATCGCAGTTTATTTCTTATCTTGTTGTTCTGAAAAACTCACCCTCCCTTTCTTATTGAAAACGCAGAATTATTTGTTATATTTAATTAAAACAAGACAAATGATTACAAGAGCGTTATATAATAAGCTACATTCACTAGCAATAAGACAAAGATTCACAAAAGTAGATGCTGAAGAATTACAAGAAGCTATACGACAAACAATCAATCCAAGATATACTGTATGTTTAAAATGTGCTCAACAACTTAAACATGGTCAAAGAATTATTTTAAATTATTTAGAACAAACACAAGTAATAGAAGACATACCTCAAGTAGTTGAAGAAACAATATTTGAGATGGCAGAACTACCAACACCTGAAGTTGATATGGTAGAAGCTGAAAAGGTTGGTTGTACTAAATGTGGTAGAACAAAGAAAAACAAAGGATGATAAATCAAATATTTAATGAGGATTGTTTAGACACTATGTCCCGTATGGAAGACGATAGTATTGATTTAATACTTACATCCCCACCATACGACAATATGAGACAATACGGGGGTAATAAAACATACCACCAACGATTAAATGAAACAGGATTTTCATTTGAGTTTGAGAAAATAGCATCAGAGTTAAAACGAGTTCTAAAACCAGGTGGAATAATAATGTGGAATATACAAGATCAAATTATTAAAGGATCAAAGACCGGTAATTCTATGAGACAAGCATTATACTTTATGGATCTTGGATTAAACCTACACGATCATTTAATATGGGAAAAGACAGGAACACCATTTCCATCCCCATACAGATATAGAAATGTGTGGGAGAATATGTTTATATTTAGTAAGGGAAAACCAACTACATTCAATCCAATAATGATTAAGAATAAAACAGGTGGTCGTATATGGGATAATAGAAGACAACGAAACAACGAGGGAATATTAGAAGAAACAGATAAAATCATACAAGTTAAAGAGTTTGGAATTGATAAGAATGTATGGTTAATTCCAAATGGTTATTCTAATTCAAAGATGTTTAAAGGTGCCGAATCCCATCCAGCAATATTTCCTGATGAATTAGTAAGAAGACATATAACAACTTGGACTAATGAAGGTGATGTTGTGTATGATCCATTTCTAGGTAGCGCAACCACTACAAGAATATCCAATGAGTTAAATAGACAATGGATTGGAAGTGAAATGCATAAACCATACTTTGATGTATGTGAAAAAATAATGAACTATGAATCTATCAGCAAAACATAAATCATTCTGTGATGAGTATTTAGCAAATGGTTTTAACGCAACCCAAGCATACAAATCTGTGTATAAAACCACAGATAAAGTTTCTGAATCAAGTAGTGCCAGATTGTTAAGAAATGATAAGGTAATGGAATATCTCCAAATAGAGGGACAAAAGACAGCAGAACGACTACAAATAACCAAAGAAGAACTTCTAAATGATTTGGTTGATATCAAAAATAACAATAAAGGAATTAGAGATGTTACGGCAATGAAAGCCATTGAACTTATTTCAAAGATGAGTGGATTTGATGCCCCAACAAGACAAGAGATTTCAATACAAGAACAACCATTATTACCAGATGAAGATAATTAAATTTGACACCTACGAATTATTAATGAGCTACGATTGTTGTGGTTTATTTGAATACTATGAAGTACTTAAACTACACGGATTAGATTACTACGATTGTATCTTTAGAGATAACACATCTGAAGATAGTTATTTTGCAGGAATGTCTAATATGATACCAGGTTCAGAAGACAAACGATATGTCTATATCAATCTTTTAAGATGTACTGATGAGTTATCAACAATACTTTTGATCAATCATGAGTTAATGCATCATTCATTTCATTTACATAACTATAATCTGCATAAAGAAGAAGAAATTATTACTTGGGCAGAGGAGGAAACAAGAAAGATATATGAGATAATTAAAAATGAGTTACAGACAGACAACAGCCTTAAAGAAGATACGATCCCTCAAGAATAGAATTAAAGTCATACAGGGTGGATCATCAGCAGGTAAGACAATTGCAATCCTTATTCTACTTATAGATCGTTGTATCAAAGAACCAGGTTTAGAAGTATCGGTAGTATCAGAGTCAATCCCCCATTTAAGAAGGGGAGCTCTTCGTGATTTCCTAAAGATAATGAAAGAGACCGGTAGATACATTGGTCAAAACTATAACAAGACCTTACTACGATATGAGTTCTCAAATGGATCTTATATGGAGTTCTTCTCAGCAGATGTTGAAGAGAAACTAAGAGGGGGTAGAAGACAAGTGTTGTATATCAATGAGTGTAATTCAATCCAATACGAATCATACCTTCAATTAGCCATTAGAACAAGTAATGAGATTTACCTTGACTACAACCCATCAACAAAGTTTTGGGTTAACTCAGAAGTCATAGGACAAAAAGACACAGACTTTATTGTACTAACCTACAGAGACAACGAGGGATTACCTGATGATGTTATAAGTATGTTGGAATCAAATAGAGAAAGAGCAAAGACCTCATCGTATTGGGAGAATTGGTGTAAGGTATATCTTGATGGTGAGACAGGAAACATAGAAGGAACAATATTCTCTGATTACGAAATCATAGATACAATCCCTGAAGATGCCAGATTACTTGGATGGGGAATTGACTTTGGGTTCTCACACGATCCAGCAGCCGTAATTGGTTTATACAAATACAACGATGATATTATAGCCGATGAGGTAATCTATAGGACAGGTCTAATAAACTCTGAACTGGCATCCCTAATGAAACAATACGATGTATCAGGTGAGGTATTTGCAGATAGTGCAGAACCTAAATCAATTCAAGAGTTAAGAAGATTTGGATTTCAAATTAAAGCAGTTGAGAAAGGTAGAGATAGTGTGAATTACGGAATACAGATTTTACAACAAAAACATATATTAGTAACAAGACGATCTAACAATCTCTTGGATGAACTAAGTAAGTACAGTTGGAAAAAGAATAGAGATGGGGGATATGAGAAGACACCAGTAGATTCTAATAACCACGCAATAGATGGACTCAGGTATGTAGCCATGATGAAGTTAGGAGCAAGAAAAGAAAACAGAGGAGTACCACAAGTAGGATTTATCAAGAGATAAAAACATTTGGTTTATAAATATATTTAATAAAAAAGAAGATGATAGAAATAAATGTAGAGATTGATGATGTAATTCAAGCTTACTCGTTCCCAACAGATTGGTCTGAAGTAAGTGTTCAACAGTTCTCTAATCTTTATGGAATAGATAAAGAAAAGTATACAGGGATGTATTATACATTCGAAGTGATTCATCAATTAACAGGAATTGATAGAGATGTAATTGAGATGATGGACTACCATGACTTTGTGGAATTGGTTAAGTCATTAAATTTTGTATTTCAACCCGTTGAAGATAAAAAGAATGATTCAATCATTGTTGATGGGGAAGAATACTTTGTTCATACCAATTTCAATAAGTATACAGCAGGAGAAATCATTTCATTAGAAACAATCATAGGTTCATCAAATGGGGAGTTTGTTAAGGTAATGCCCCAATTACTATGTATATTTTTAAGAAAGAAAAAAGAGAATGGTAACTTAGAAAAGTACAAGACAACATTCATGAATAGAATTGAATCATTTAAAAAAATTAAAATAGACGAGATAAATCACATATTCTCTTTTTTTTTAACTGGAAGAGCTTCATCAGCCAACAATACGAAGGACTCTTCCAATCCAAACGAAAACTCCCCGATAAAATAAATGAGAGATTTGCTAAGAGACTTGGGGAACAGAAGAAAATGGATGAAAGATATGTATGGTTGGATTTTGTATATAGACTAATGAATGAACTTAACAAGACGGATGATGATATTTATAAGATGAATTATATATCATGTTTGAATTGGTTAGGGTATCTTAAAAATAAAGAAGAATTAAAAGATAAAAATAAATTATAATGGCAATCACAAGCATAATATCACTGAACCAA